TTCGTCAGATACAGCGGATTCAGAGGACTCATTTTGGGTAAGATAGCATTGAGTTCAATACCATTCTCATTAGCAAATTCACGCTTCAAAGAAACAGTGATATACCGTTTAGCTTCCTCCTCATTCAAATTCTCTTCCTCTATCAGTTGAGCAGCTTCCATTTTCTGTATACCCTGCGCATATTCGAAGAACGAATCAATCAGATCCGCTTTATCAAGGATAGTATTCAGATCCGTCTCGTTGATAAAGTCGACCATCAAGTTCTCTTTCGCCCTATAGCCAATGCTTGCACGAATCACCCTACGCGCTTCCTCAATCAACGCAGCCTTGTCTTTTCTCGTTTTGTTGTATTCAAAGATTAGTTCAAGAATATAATCAAGGTTTATCTCCTGAGATTTCAACAGATCGATCTCGAAGACAACATCATCCCAATCGATGGTCGACTCCTCCCGTTCCTTACCCTGTCTCTGCACTCTCAGCCAGTCGCGTATATCGTTGTAAGTAGAACGATAATCCTGGTTGGCCCGATCAGTCAGCACCTCCACCTCTTGCATCGAAGCTATCTGTTCATCCGTCAGGAAATGAGCCTCTTTGAAAGCCTCAACCGCCGCACTATCGTTCCGATCGATCTTTTGAAACGCTTTCAGATAAGTAAACTCATCATAGTTCTGCAACACATTCTCTATACGCAAGTACTCACCAAAGAGTTTAGAAAAAGCCTTCTTATCTTTCTCCGTAACAATGGCATCCGGATCAGGGAACTTCTCATTGAGTTCTTTCACCACCTCGATATAGCCCCTATGAGCTACTCCGGTAACAATATCTTTAAAGCCCTCCAAATACTCCTTATAACTCTTTTCGAGTACAAAATTCTTCGTATTGTCATTGCCAAACGTCCTGATAGCCTCAATCGTAGCACCTTCCAGATCTCTGAAAGTAACGATGTTACCAAAAGTTTTCGTCGTATCATAAATACGGTTTGTGCGTGAATAAGCCTGTATCAGACCATGAAAACGCAGGTTCTTGTCGACAAATAGCGTATTGAGTGTAGGAGCATCAAAGCCCGTCAGAAACATACCCACCACAATAAGCAGATCCACCTCCTTGTTCTTCACCCGTTTGGCCAGATCACGGTAGTAGTTCTGAAACTCATTACCATCGACACTAAAGCTCGTTCGGAACATAGCGTTATAGTCGGCAATCGCCTTTGAAAGAAACTCTTTCGAACTAATATCCATAGCCGAAAGTTCGAGCGACTCATCCGCAATATCCCCTGCAACATGCTGTTCCTCATTAGCAGCGAAGGAGAAGATAGTCGCAATCTTCAGCGGTTTATCGCTCCCAGCCTGCAAGGCGTTCAGTTCCTCGTAATAACATTTAGCAGCATCCACGCTCGACACAGCAAACATCGCATTAAAACCGCTGCTGCCCCCTCCTTGATTTCTATGAGTTTTTATTTTATAATTCTGTAAGATGTATTGAGAGATCTCTTTAATACGAGCCGGATGGAGGAGAGCCGTGTTATTTTCAGCAGCACTCAACTTCAGTTCATCTTGTTCCGATTCAATCCCTTTAAACATCGGACGCACATTATTGTAATCCACCTTAAACTTCAGTACCTTCTCATCCCTAATAGCATCCGTAATGATGTACTCATGTAGTTCACGACCAAACACACTCTGCGTTGTTTCTACACCTGACGCATTTTCAGGGAAGATCGGTGTACCGGTAAAGCCAAACTGATAGAACCTTTTAAACTTTTTCTTCAGATTCTTCTGCGCCTCACCAAACTGAGATCGGTGAGCCTCATCAAAGATGAACACAACCTGTTTCTTATAGATCGCCAGATCGTTCTCACTCTTCATGAGATTGTTCAGTTTTTGGATCGTTGTGACAATAATCTTATTATCATCCTTCTCGATATTTCTTTTCAAGCCCGCCGTACTATTCGATCCGTTCACACTATCGGGAGAGAAACGCTGATACTCTTTCATCGTCTGATAGTCGAGATCCTTACGATCGACCACAAAGAACACCTTATCGATAAAGTCGAGTTCCGTAGCCAACCGTGCAGTCTTAAAACTAGTCAGAGTCTTACCCGATCCGGTGGTATGCCAAATGTATCCCCCAGCATCAGGTTTCGACCAGATCTTCGATTCAAACGAACTTTTGATCTTCCACAAGATCCTTTCCGTTGCAGCAATCTGATAAGGTCTCATCACAAGCAACGTATTATTTGTGTCGAACACCGAATAAGTGAGCAACACATTCAGCAAAGTCTGTTTCTGGAAGAAAGTAGCCGTGAAGTCCTTCAGATCTCTGATCAGTGAATTATCAGCCTTCGCCCAGTTCATGGTAAAGTCGAAGCTGTTCTTATTCCGTTCAACGGTATTCGCAAAATAGCGACTATCCGTGCCGTTGGAGATCACAAAAATCTGTAGATATTTATAGAGAGAGTTGTCACAGTTGAAGCTCTCTTTCGAATAGCGATGTACCTGATAGAATGCTTCACGGATAGCAACACCCCGTTTTTTGAGTTCCACTTGCACCAAAGGTAACCCGTTGACCAATATGGTAACATCGTACCGATTCGCATGCGTTCCCGTCTGAGCGAACTGCGAGATCACCTGCACTTTGTTGCGGGAAATATGTTTCTTATCCACTAAGTAGATATTCTGAATATGTCCATCATCAAAAACAAAGTCATAGATATAATCATCATGAATTTTCCTTGTTTTCTCAACCAGATTATCACCCGGTTTATCCAAGTACTCGTCCACATAACGGCTCCATTCACTATCGGTAAACGTCACATCATTCAGATCCTGAATCAGAACACGTGCATTCGCAAGCATTTGTCCCGCAGAAGAAATGTTCGTTGGATTCTCATAACCTTGGCAAACCAGATCGTGGATAAACTCACGTTCCAAAGCAGCCTCCGTCTGATAACCAATAAGAGCATCATGTGCCAAAGGGCATTTGGTGTATTTGTCGAGAACAATATAGTTGTTCGTTTCCGCAATAGTGTTATACTGTGTCATTCTGTTTTTAGATATAATTGAGACAATCAGAAGGTGATCTGAAATAATATGTTACACCTTTTTAGTTCGCCATAGTCATTCGTGGAATCTTCACAATAAACTGTTCGCCTTCCACATCATTAATCAATTCAATATTCGGTTGTTCGGCAATTGCCCGTCTGATACCCGACCCCAAGCCACTAAAAGGCATTGTTTTCGAAGCAAAAGCAACCAGTTGGTTATTTCTGATAACCGGGTTCCCATATTTGATATCCTCAACAGTCAAGCTATTGGGTAATTTCCCCGGACTTATTATTTCAACTCGATCGTCGAAGAGGAGGATACGGATCGGTGAATTTTTAAAATAATCCCTGTGAACAATAGCGTTTTGCACCAGTTCGATTAGAGCAATTTCCGAGATTTCGAGTTTGCCGATAGAGTTGAAACCTTGTCCAGATTGTAAGTATTGCAAATTAGATTTCAAAAAGTTCATAGACTTCTCAAACAGTTGAGGGATGGTACCATTCAAATCAGCAGGCTTATTTCTATATTGCGTTCCATTGATATCGTTGCCTACAAAAGAGACCACTTTGATTGTAAATGCAGGTTTAAAACATTGAGGATCATTACCAAAAAACAGCAACCCGGCTAAAGACAATCTACCATCCGGCAATATTCTCTTCGCCTTCAATGCCTCCTGGTAAGATAAACCCTTCTCCTCGAAAGTCTGTCCAAACTCCTTTTTAAAATACTCAGAGAAAGCCACTCTATTGATATCATCGATAGACGTACCATAAACCCCCATTTCATCAGCAAGCAGGTTTCCACTGTGTTGGAATAATCGCATGATTTCAGCATTATCAGTCACCAAACGTTTGTTTGAACCCTGCTTAACATATATTTCTCCTTTAGCCGTTTTATAAGGTTTGTTGATGCCCTCTTGAACATGAACAACGAGGATGTTTTTCGTCGCACCCTCCGCATCCACTCTGATCACCTCAGTAGAGACGTATACGATCGGTTTAATATTATCCGCAATTTGAGAAATCACTCTATCGTACTCCTCAATCTGTTCGGCGGACAAACCGATCAATTCGCCGGTAACATCTTTCACTCCGAACAAGATCACCCCACCCATCGAATTCGACATTGCAACGATTTCCTGAGCAACACCATCTTTATGAGGAAAATCCTCTTTAAATTGTACTTTACTCGTTTCTCCGGTACTAACAATATCTAATAAATCAACGGTTTTCATAAGTTTGCCACCTCCCATATTTTATAAATATTACGTCTGAAATCAAACGCCTCTTTTCCGCCCTCCATAATATTAATAATTTTTTGTTGAATAGATTGACAGTCGATACTTCCATTATCCAATTTGATCTCCTTTCCATCCATATATTCGCAAGCAACTAAAACTTCACTATCGCCCAATACCGGTATATTGGCATTATGCGTTGCAAAGATAAATTGCATTTCCCCCTTCAGTTTTTTTATTTCCCGAATAACATCCTTGTAGATTGTTTGATTATCCAAGTCATCTTCAGGTTGATCAATGATCAATATATCATTTTCTTTCTGAGTTAAAAGAAAAAGAATCAGAGCCGAAGCCCTCTGCCCCAAAGAATGATCTTTCAGAGGTTTACCTTCAAATTTGATAGTCAACCGATTGTCGACCTTAAAAGTCAGTAAGTCGACAAGATGTTCCTTAAATCTCCTCTTAAAATCAACCAACTGGCTCTCGTTGAGTATCTCTGTCAATCGTGAGAACCGATCCTTCCAGATATCCATAAAGTCAGCATAAACATGAACGATATTCTCATAAGCCGTCGATCGAATACCGGATCCTCGACAAAGATCTTGCAATCTAGCCAGGAACTTATCCTTCCGATCCTTATACCCGATCTCGATAGATAATTTGGTACTACCGCTATTGATCTTCTCTACCTCCAGTTGTAAGGTAGTAAATTCCTCATGCCATAAAGAGTCCAATTTCACACAAGCCTCCGACAAAGAGTGTAGCAGTTCCACCCTTTTACTTTCCGACTTTTCTATTTCAATCAGTTTCAATTTAGAAGTCTCCAGCTCCCGATTGATTTTAATGAAATCATCCGGATTCAATTCCGGAATATTTATTTCTCGTTTAATTTGAGCAAACTCCTCCTTCAGTGTCTCCCTTTTATCCTTCAGTTGCGTGAGTATCTTCACAAATGCCTCCTTGGTAAGCAGCAAATTTCTCACGATGGCATCCAATTTATCCATTTCAAGTTTTAAGTTTCCCTGTTCCCGAAGGATCTGCTCATTCACCTCCTGATTAGTTGGCGAAAGAGTGATTAGTTTCAACAAAGAAGCATTATTTTGAATCAGCGAAGAGACCTCACCCATATAACTATCGAAACCCGAGATATAATCATTTAGTCTATTGATATCCGAATCAAAGTTAGTCTGTTTCTGTAATTTGTCGGACACCCCTTTCTCAGCGAACAACTTCAGCCGATGTTCAGCATTATTTTTGAGAGCTTCCGTCTCATTTTTCAGCAAAGAGAGATTCTCATACTCCTTCAGTGAAAAGACGATTCCATTGATCATCCGCTTTTGATCGTCGATTTTCTTGTTCACCACATCCAATCTGGCACCGACCAGTTTATTCACCAAATCGCTTTCAAAATCAGCATCTTTATTCGATAAATCTTTTTGTCCAAAATAGATCGGACGTTGAAGAATGGCATCCAAGGTAATACCTGGTTGGAGAACTCCCTCTTTATAGATATCCTCCTTCTGACCATAAATTTTCTCTACTCGATACAAAGCCCCTTGGCGATTGATCAGTTCAACAATGACCTTACCGCCACTCTTCAATATATGTTGAATTAAGTCCTTTTTATACCCCGCATCAATAGCCTGAGATCCAAGTTGAATATTCAGTGCATCCCGTAGAATCTCTAAAATAGAAGATTTTCCACTACCACGAATACCGATCAAATTATTCAATTCAGGAGAAAAAAAGACCGATTTACCATTCAACAATCCCCCTTGAAAAGAGATTGATTTGATCCAGGAATTACGTATCAGAGTTTTTTCCTTCCGGACACGGTTTTTATGATCGAGCAAAGCATATTGTAAAGCTTCAAAATTGAAATCCCCGATTTTGATATAACTCACCCTTCCGTTTCCGATACCATCCAGACCTTGTTGAGCATTATCCGAACCTTCCACACAAGCGACCTCTCTACCGGCTAATTCGCATAACGTTTTATAATTATCCCAATTACCGCTTTTTTGTATAGCCAGCACTTTCTGAAAAGCTTCTTGTTGAACAAAAGCTTCGCGGGTACGTCCCTTTAAGACCGCATTCAATCCGTTAGTTGTATCCACATGAGCCAGAACGATAAAATAGTTATATCCTATTTTATCCAACATCTCCACGGTTGTAGCCAAATCGAAAGAAGAGTTAGGGTAAGGAGGAATATCAAAGTTCGGAATACCATAAAAAGCAGTACGTAGGAAATCATTAATCGAATCACTCTCCCCTTTATACCAAGCCTCATCAAAGACGATTAGGATATGAAGACCATTGTTTAAAGAGAACTCCACTCCCGGGAATAAACCAATCCCTTGATTATAGGCATCCCTTTTCAGTGCAACGAATTCACCTTTATTAAATTTATTATGATTGGTTATTACTCCAACACGAATGTCTTTTTCCACAAGTTTATCAACATACGCTCTTGTAAAATCATTTTCATCGCTACTATACGGAAACTCCTTATCAGCCTTCGTGTGCAAATGAAAATCAGCACGAAGCCAAGTCGTGCCATTCTGGAATAATGTACTTCTATCCATAATCTTACTAATCTACTTTTCGGTTATCTCACTGAAATTCCCTCCCAGAAGGAGGATTTACAAAAATATAAATTAAAATTCAATTTCAGCGCAATTTCCTCGTGTTTAGTCAACAACTTTCCAGTATCTGCCACAGTATAAGTAAGAAGTCGGCGATTACTTTCCTTTCCAATAATTATTATCGACAAGATGGTTGAGTAGAAATTTCACTATTTTTTTCTCTGGCTCAGTAGGCTCTGGTATTGCTTCATAAGACAACGTAGAATGACTTGTAAACTGAATTATCCTATTGTAATAAGTTAGTTTATCATCTGGAAGCAGATCCGACCACTGGGGATACCCTAAGAAATTTGCTGTTTTTTCATATAGATTCCTTAAAAGCATAAAATGATACTTTTCAATACTATTCGTTTCAATAGCTTCTTCAATTACTTGTTTAATATGTAGGTGGTAAGAAAAACTTTTATTTGAATCACCTTTCTTTTCTTGGATATTAAAAGTACCATCATCCTCCTTATTCAGCATATAACAAACTTTATTCTGGAGCTCATTAAATAAAACATTATAAAATAAAGGATTGTGTGTTGTAATAATGAATTTCAGCTTAGAGTCACATGATTTTATTAATTCCGCAATATTTACTGCTAACTCAATTAAATGATTTTCATCTAATGAACTTACTGGATCATCAATAAAAACATACTCTAAATTATCGAACTGATGTGTTCCGCGTTCATTAGGTTCATCAATATTTAAGACTCCAACCACTTCTTTTAATAGACTGTAAAACACACACCAAATTAAGCAGCTTTCTTCACCCTTCGATATCTTTATATTTTCAATGCTTTCATCATCACCACCTTTAATAGAAAAGGTTATTTCATTGAATTGTTCATTAAGGTTTGGCGTTAGTTTATTATTTGTGTAATTTTGAAAATACGTAACAATGTTTTCAAACTCACCTTGATCTTCAAGAACCCACTTTGTAAAACTGTTTGGCTGTATTTTCAGAACTCGATCAGAGTCTGTATCTAAGTCATTATCCCAATAAAACAGGTCTTCAGTAAAAGCGTTATAATAAATTATTTTTCCTGATGATTCTTGCTGCTCATCAGAATCATCCTCTTTCGGTGTTACCAGTTTTTTAAATTCACGAGATAATCTTGTCTTACCTATGCCATTAAACGCATAAATTAATTGCACTTTTTTATTCGTGTTTTTTAATGTTTGTGCAATTTCTGTTAATGTCTGTCCCATAATATAGATTTTAATTATTCCTTGGGAAATGTGAGTAACATATCCCGATAATATTCATATTGCTTTTTACGTAATTCAATTTCTTTAGGAAGACCTTCACTGATAGAAGTAGTGAGGGTATCGAATTTATCAAGTATTGAAACTATGCGTTCCTGCTCGGCAAGAGGAGGAACAGGAATAAGGATCTTTTCAAAAGCAGTCTTTGATAAACGAGGGACACTTGCACGACGAACTTGACCAACTATTTTGGTTTGCTGAGTTAACAGATAATAATACAAAAATTTACTTATAAGATTTTTGAAAGGTACGAAATAGTAAACATCATCAGCAGCCCAAAAATCAACATCACTATACCCAATTTCACCTGCAGAACCCGCGCTTATAATAAAAACACTATTAGCTTGCACATTACTTTCGTGATAATAACCAAGAGGAATCATGCTATTTTGATAAACTGCATATTTACCCAATTTCTCTAATTCACTTTTAACAAGTCTTTTACCCCGCTGAATTTTAGTAACTTCTCCTAACACCTTCCACTCCACTTCGTTCTCTTCAAAGCTAAGCAACTGGTCACGATAGTAGTTATACTGCTTTTTACGAGCTGTAAGCTCTGCTGTAAGCTCTGCTGTAAGCTCTGTGAACGTGTCTAGAATACGGACAATCTCTTTTTGAACGGAGAGTGACTTTTCTGGGTTATCTGGACACGGAATAGGAACAAGCAGCCTTTTGACAATCTGCGCATTAATATTTGTTTGTGAACCAGCACCAAGTGATTTAATATATTCATATTGGCTCAATAAAAAATGATACACGTAACGATAATTTGCAATATTTTCATTAAGCTGAATATTTGCGCATGCTTGATTAGTACATAATGGAATTTTGTTAATTCCAACTTTACCAACTGTCGCTCCATACATTGCAATGATTATGCAATTAACAGGAATCATTTTAGCACTAGAGTTTTTCAGCCCCACTTCCGTAATATTAACACCCGTACTCCAAATATCGCCGCTTCCAACTTCTTGGGTTCGAAGCCAAGGAATATTGCCATTATAATATGCTGAAACATTGGTTTTAGGAGTACCTCCAGAAGATATTTTTACGGCTAATTCTTCCAGCGTCTTCCACTCAACCTTTGCACCATGCAATAATTTATCTAAATAACTCATGCCTCAATCTCCTTTAAAATAGCATCAATATCAGCACGTAGTTAGTCGATCTTAGTCACCGTTTCCGAAATCTCAGTGTTCAGCTTTGTAATATCAATCACCTCACGATTATCCTTTGCTTCCACATAAGAACTAACAGAGAGATTATAATCATTCTCAGCAATTAACTTATTATCGACAGATTTAGCAACATACTGCACATCCTCCTTGCGGTCGAAGATTGTCATTATCTTCTCAATGTGTTCGTCTTCAAGGATATTGTTATTCGTTACCTTCTTGAAAAAGCCTTCACCACTTGCATCAATAAACTGAGTTTTTTTATTTTCCTTCTTGTTTTTGGCAAGAACCAGAATATTAACCGCTATAGAAGTTCCATAGAACAAGTTTGGAGCTAAAGAAATCACCGTCTCAACAAAGTTATTGTCCACCAAGTATTTTCTAATCTTCTGTTCAGCACCACCCCGATAAAAGATACCAGGGAAGCAAACAATAGCAGCTCTTCCGCTACTCGACAGATAGTTTAATGCATGTAGTACGAAGGCAAAATCAGCTTTCGATTTAGGAGCAAGCACACCAGCAGGAGCAAAACGATCATCGTTGATCAGAGTAGGATCATCGGAACCGATCCAGTTGACTGAATAAGGAGGGTTAGAAACAATGGCATCGAAAGGTTTCTCATCACCAAAATGCGGATCCAAAAGCGTATTACCAAGCGCAATATTGAACTTGTCGTAGTTGACATTATGCAAAAACATATTCATACGAGCAAGGTTATAGGTGGTGTGGTTTATCTCTTGACCAAAGAATCCCTCTTCAATGATGTGATTATCAAAATGCTTTTTAGCCTGCAAAAGTAAGGAACCAGAACCGGCCGCAGGGTCATAAATCTTATTAACTGTGATCTGCTTATGCATAGCAAGCTGTGCAATAAGTTTAGAGACGTGCTGCGGAGTGAAGAACTCACCGCCCGACTTTCCCGCATTTGCTGCATAATTAGAGATCAAGAATTCATAAGCATCGCCAAACAGATCTATTTGGTTATCTTCGAAGTTTCCAAAATTCAACTCCTCCACCCCTTTCAATATGGCAGCCAAACGAGTGTTCTTATTTTCAACCGTATTTCCCAATCGGGTACTCGTTGTATCAAAGTCAGCAAACAACCCTTTGATATCATCTTCAGATGGATAGCCATTTGCCGAGCCTTCGATGGAGTCGAATATCGCTTTTAACTCTGTATTTAAGTTAGGATTAGTATTAGCGTTTTTCGCCATGTTCACAAAAAGCTGACTAGGATAGATAAAATACCCTTTTGTCCTAATAACATCATCCTTGATCTCCGGAGTGATCATCCCGTCCGGTAAACCGGCATAGTTAATACTAGCATCGCCCGCTTCAATGTAATTCGTAAAGTTCTCACTAATAAAACGATAAAAAAGCGTTCCCAGAACAAATTGTTTAAAATCCCAGCCATCTACTGACCCACGCACCTCATTGGCTATCTTCCAAATCTTATTTTGCAATTCATCTCGTTGATTTATACTTGTCATTTTTTACCTTTTTATTTTTTCTTGAACTTAATTGAAGCCGCAAATGTAATAAAATTCATCTCAATATTACCTATCATGCACTATCAAACTAAACGGCAGTAAAGAATGTACGAGTAACAGCGATAGTCACGCATATCAGAATAATCTGTAAAATGAAAAACGCCCCTCAAGTATGCTGTCAAAGACGCGCCTGAGAGGCCTATTATTATTTAGTTAAATAACTAAGTAAAGCCGCATATTACAAATAACATAAGAAATGGGCAAAAGAACTTTTTCATAATCGCATACTTACAAGTTTAACAATACACAAAAGTATTAAGGATATTTACAAAAACCAAATTAATTGAAAAATTATTGACTTTTCCACATAATAGCTCCTACTCTGTGATTTATAAAGTAAATAACGGATAACTTATAATTAGAAACCATAATTTCTGCTCTTTCAACATTAATTCATGACGTCTCTAATTGATTTATAATTGTTATTATTTGATCAAATAAGGATCGACTTTCTCTAGCTTTCGTGATGTGTTCTCCATTTAAACCATCAGCAGAAGTACACTTAAATACAGGTTTTCTTGCCCTTAATGAATAAGGTATTAAACTATGCAGATTAGGTATTTCACCTAAATTATAGTTATCTTTTATTTCAACTTGATCTAAAGGAGTCAAGGGTGCGACTAAATTGTTCATCACAGCAAGATCTATTCTACTTGCAAAAATCTGCCAGCCCCTAGTCATTCTTGCTGCATTATTTCTAACATTATGCTGTTGGATAACATATCCTAAATATTTGGGTTTACCAGATGGTAAACTAAACTCGTCACCTTTATATGCTGTTCTAATTTGACTCCATTCTTCTGCCCAATGCACTAGTTTATTCCCTAAATTTTGCGTTCCTTGAATTGAAAATAAATCGGCGGCTAATGGAGTTATAAAATAATCAGTTCCACCTAATATAGCCCTATTCAAGGAACCTAAATTAGGTCCTAGATCAATCATAACCACATCAATATTCAACTCCTCAGCACACCATTGCAAATATCTATAGATAGCAACCTGTGAACGTAAATCCGGAACGCTACCGCCCTTAGCACTATTCCAAGTATCACCTAGTCTATCTTCAAATGTACTGAGTCTTAAATCTCCAGGCGTTAAATATAAATTTTCTTGCAACGCTATTGGTTCACGTTTAAGAAAATCTCCAATACCTTGATAAATTGGATCAATTACTTGATAAATACTGTTTCCTTGAAGACTCCAGCTATGAGTGATTTGCTCATCAGTCAAACAATAAGCCGTTAAATTACATTGGCTATCACAATCTACTAGCAAAGTTTTTTTACCATTTTCTGCTAGTATATGACCAATATGATACATATAGGTAGTCTTACCTACTCCACCTTTATTATTGAAAATACTTAAAAATATAGCCATAATTTCATATTTTAATTAGTGAATATTCTTTATACTTTAGCAAAGGTATATTTTTTTATAATTATACAACACCATTACCCTATCTTTATTCCGTTCAACAACTGAACCAAATCAATACACTACAAATATCACTTTAGAAACATTTATATTGCTCTAGTCATGCCCCGCAGTAACAAAATTACACAACACCTTAATTACTAATCCTTTATCAACTATCAGAACTGTTAAGCCTTTATTTAGTCGTCCCTTAAAAAATATAATTCAGCGAAATATGCCTTTCCACAATTGTTTCACTGAATTATACATTTTAAGGAACGTCTTTATAAAGAAAAGATACTTGCTAAGTTCCCAACTTTACGGTGTAACCCCAAAAACTTGCAGATTAACCAAAGAAACTAAATGATTACACATCTGCATATCAGTCAATAAAATAGTTCTAAAAAACAACTAACTGAATAGAATGTAAAGAATGTTCAAGTTTTAGACATTACTAAATACTGACTAAAGCTTTTGATCTAGTAATAAAAACAATACTTTTTAATGCCATGTTATATTAACATCTCACGAATGTTAAAACCCAATAAACACCGAATAAGAATTATAGATTGCAAAGATAACAAAATGCAATTTACAAATATTGTCAATTCATAGACATCCTTCACATGGAGAAATTAAATTCAAAAGACAAAGTTTAGCAAAAATCAACCATCATCTAGAGTATCTTCTGGAAAGGAGTTAAATTAAGATCTGAGTCGTTAGGTTTTCTAACCAGAAACAGTATTTAAGTGAGGACCAATGTATCCTATATAAATTTTCTTTTCTGCATTATCTGGAAAAAAATGAAATCGTAAAATTCCAGTCTTAATATGCAAACTAAATTCTTCACTTTTCCCATTTGGTAACCTAAAAGTCCTCTCACTTCCATAATTTGACATAGTCGATCTAGTTTCAGGTGATATTCTCAAAGAATAGTTAGCATTTACTTTTGAATAGCTAAAATCACCTTCATTCCATCTAGCTGCTGCACAGTCAAATGTTTTGAGTCTTTTTATTATTTGATTTAAAATAGGCGAGCTTCCAATTCTCTGCAGTTGAGCCTCTACAATCGCAAAAACAGAAAGTGAACTTAATAAAAACAAAATGTGCAAAATAACGATATTTTAACACAAAACAAAATGTGATTTAAAACGAATAAAGCATAAGTAATATGCTTTATTCGTTTTAATATACTAGTTATTTGGTGGCTTGATACACATATATAGAAACCATATAACAATACATAATACAACTAACACAGCTAATGCCCAAAACATATTACCAATTTGCTGAGGAACAGTCGTTTCTTGCCTTTGAATATCCTCTTCTTTTGCCTCTTTGATCTTCGTACTATCATTTAACTGCTCTGCGCTAGACTTATTAAGTGTTGTGTTGCTTATTTCTCCCTTTTTCTTATTGGTTTCCCTTTTGGTGTTCCTTTTCGTTTCAGAGAAAACAGGTTGCTTACCGGTTGATGGATCAGCTGGCTTACTTGTATCGTAGACAGTAGTAACCTCTTCCACTTCCTCAGTCATATCTTCCGACTCTAACTTGTTTATGTTTTGATTGAGCGAAGATGTATCTTTCCGATTGGCTTGACTACCGGATTCTATCGATAAATCTTGCTTAGATAAAGACTTGCTGCTTCCACATGAACAGCATACTAACATTATGATCGTATATACTACAAACAGTGCCACACTGAATGGCTTACGGAAGTCTGGAACATGCACGATCGTTTTTGCTTTAAAGGAGTATAGCACTACAACGAGTGCTATAACTACATAGATTATCCACGCTATCATAAGCTCAAATATTCAGTTATTCCCCTAACATGTAAATCTACAATAGCTTTCTTTCCTGATTCTGAAAGCAAAAAATCAACATCCTCTTTGTTGTCTTGAAATAAATTTTCCGTTAATACGGCTGGACATCTCGTATTTTTAAGGATGTAAAACTGAGATTCTTTATCTACATCTCCATCAGAATTATCTTTTCTAATTTGCATACCATTAAGATACCATTCAGCAGCAGAATATAAGCAGGTAGCTAACTTATCAGACTTAGTTTGGCCTACACTGGTCCACGCCTCCCATCCGCGAGCATTCATCCATGTACCTGCACCCGCTGCATTACAGTGTATAGATATAAGTATAGTTTCAGAGTCCTTATATTGATTAACACGCCTACAGCGTTCATCCAATGGTACGTCTATTTCTTCTTTTACGATGCATTCAGTATTGATTCCTTGTTTTTTCAACTCTAGCTCTAATCTCATTGCTATTTCACGCGCGTAAGCATATTCCAGCAAGCGACCATCTGGTGATCGCTTGCCTTTAGTATTACTTCCATGACCGTTATCGATCAATACTATCATTTTATACCTCCTCTCATCCTGAAAAAATCTTTAATGTATCCAAAAGCCTCTGTAGTGAGAAACGAATATATAAAACCTATTAATTTATTATTTGGCCACAACATAGATGCATTTCTAAAAATATTAGTTGTATACAAATAGCTAATCACCCATGTCGCCCATTTCGCAATTGTGTATGCTAACTCACTTTCATCATATCCGGTAGTAGCTAATGACACAATAAAAAGTATACAAAAAATCAACCCTAACTGTCTAGCGGCATCTAAAGCTTTTTTAAGATCAAAAGGTTTTCCATCATTCCTGTCGGTAGCAATACCGATAAGTATATTAATACTCCACACTGATAGCAAAACTATTATAGCCACATTAAGAGGCTGTAATGCGGCTAATATCAATGCAATAAGCCACGCTGTAAATTGTTTTAAAATATCTTCCATTACTTTATTTATCTAAGATTACAACTTCATCATCAAACATATATTGCTTAATACTAACATTTTCACCTCCAAGCATTGCTGTTTTAGTTGCAATAGCCTCTTCTTGAGTGATAAGATTATTCTCGGAGATGTATTTCTCCAATTCTTCCACAGTGTCAAACTCGGCAAATTCAAACCCATTTCCAGGTGTGCATCTGTCGGAAAAATTAGTTTCCTTAATTTGTATTATTCCATTCTCATGAACAATAATACATTTTTTTGTTAACTCTTTCATCATATTAGTTATTTTTTAATTTGTCGTTATTGTAAAACCGATTAAAGACAATTTTGCTCTAGCATCTGCTGAAGCAGCTGTAGGCGCTCCACAGTTACCAGTTAGGCTTATCACTTTTGACCCGACTGCTGTAGTTACTTGTGCTGCTAAATCTATGAATATTTGATCAGTCATTGCGGATGTAAAAATGTTTGATGTTGGAGATATTATAATAGTATCTACACTTGCGTTAAATTTCAAATTTCCACTATATGTGACATTTATGCCATATAATGTCATTAATTCTATTGTTCCTTTAAGGTCTGATAAATTCCCGCTAACTGTATTTGTTCCGGACAATGTAAGCCTAACACAGCTATCAGGTATGTCTTTTATAAGTCCACTTATTCCCGTTGAATTACCTATATATAAAACTTTCACTTTTCTAGGTATCCCGGATAGGTTTCCGGATATTTTAGTACTATTGAGGAATAAGTATTCTAGTCCACGTGGGAGTTCCTTGTAGTCACCTGTTGTTAATCCGTCTATATTTGTTGGAGTTGCCAATCTTAGATCTATAACATTCCTTGGTATTAATGATACATTACCGTATAATTTATTTACGACAGTTGTAGCAGTTCCGTACATACTAGATTTAATAGGCAATTCAGAGGTTAAAGGTGCTAATACTGGATCATTATTACCTTTAGCAAAATCCGATATATATATTAAGTTATCTATTTCTAACTCTGCGTATTGGCTTAATAATTTAACATATACATTTGTCTGAATATCTTTGTATAATGTTAACTCTTTACCAATCTCATTAACTCCAGTGCCATCAACAAATATACCACCATACATAGTAGCTTTACCAGTTTTATTGGTTATTACGGAAAATCTCGCCAATCCAGAACCATTGCCATTTTGCTCAAGTCCGATATACTTCTTGAACGGATAGGTATATGGTTCAGGAACTACGTTCCCATAGTTAACAGTAGGGTTGCCAGTAGTTGTTCCGTCAAGACTATTTTGTGTATCTAACCATTTACTTGGTGTTGCGTTTTCAGGTAATAATTCAAGAACACAACCAGTAGAGGTTTTATTTATTTTATCTGCATAATTTAAACGGCTTAAATCTGGTCTACCAGCGTTATAGTAGTAGTCTACGTCTGATTGGTCAAAGCCTCGCTTATAAATTCTTATAAGAGAGATTGAACCATTAAACCAATGGCTTGCATATTCACCTATTTTAAGACCGCTTGCTGTGTTAAAATTCAGTGTAGAATCAAAGGCTTTATTTCCAACAAGTTCTCCATTTAAATATATATATGCAACATTATCCTTAATTGTAAATATCGCATGGTTATTATTTTTAGCACTTGGCGCAACAGAATCAAAACTTACCTCTGTTTCATCTTGCTTTAAAAACCAAGATAATCTTCCGGTGTTTAGTCTACATCCCCATCCGCTAATTACAGAACCATACGTTCTCTTAATTAGCAAATTTTTCAACCCAATGTCATCTGTTTTTCTAAATATTATTTCTGCTGTGAATCCAGAGTTTGCAAAATCGAGAAGATTATTATTATTTACAGTTATTACATCATCAACACCATCAAATCTATATCCAAACGCTTTCCTTGCCAAGCCGCCAACAGCAAATTTCTCTTCCGCTGTCATGTGCTGAATATTGGGATCACCGTTAGGATCCCGCAATTGCGAATGTCTAGGAGCAAGTGGCGTATTGAAATAAGATGGATTTGATCCGCCAATAATAACTGATAATGTTTTAGCAGTATTGCTATTAGTTACCGCATATAATTTAACGATCAATTTATCCGATTCCAACACGGAGAATTGAGGTTCTATTGTTTCAAAAACAATTCTATCTTCTACTGTATTATCTATCTCAACGGAGTCTGTTACAAATAATTGAGTTTCAGAACCAGCATTTGAACGTGTGTATATTTTCAACCTAGCAAACGTCTGTCCAGTAGCACTAGATACTTTACCAAATATTGAAAATTTCCAAGATCCTGAGTCGATTATAGAAGTACCTAATGAAAGAGGAAACGCAAATTCTTCTATGAGCGTTTCAACATTGTTTGTTGATGTTCCAGTAATTGTTGTCGGAGTAGTATCATTTACATAAGATAACGTTTTATATCCGCTAATTACAGATGTCACATTAGACATGTATAAATTAGCTGCAAATCCTCCGGATCCTACAGCAATTTCGGCAAAAGTGCCATCACCACGTAAATATTTAGATGAATTTTCACCATTTTGTATGCCAATAACCGGGTATTCATCTAACTTTCTTATTTCAGAATCAGCAATTAAAGATTTTCCTAATTCCTTGGGAACTAAATCTGCAATATCTTGTTCCAAGCTTTGACCTGTATCTTCGTTATATACAGCTCTAGCTACAGTAGCAGGGAATATGGTTGCATTCCCTTTTTTAAGTTTGTGTATTTCTGCCATAACTATATCAATTTAAAATTTATAATTCATAACTACTATCCGAAATAAACTCAGATGTTACCATGTCCGCCTGAATGGCTAATATCACTTCCTGTTTAAAGGCATTCTTTTGATCTGAAGTCATCTTATCCCATGACATAGGTTCTCCAGGATCTCCTTTCTGATAATTGGGAGGAATATTAAGATTAACATCAGAGGTATCTGTTTTACCTCTTACCAGTTCAATACCGGTATATTCGGTTGATCTGAGATTGCATATAGAATCTCTATAGTCATTATCTGTTAGATAATATTCACGATCAACCTGCAAAGAACCAATAGGTAACCCTGAAAGATTGTTGTTAAATGGTATCATAATAGATCCTTCAGACAATCTACTACAATTTTTGTATACCTGACCATCAAAAGATACTTCAAGTATAACAGATCCAGGATTAACGTAGTATTGATATCTAAAAGGAGTTTTATCATCATATTGTACTGATGACTCAACAATCTTAAAATCTGATTTATAATTAATTCTACTCATGATATTATATCTGCTAAGTTTGTAATAAGTTCACTGGTTAACAGTTGATTGGTATTACCTATGTTCCCAACAATTTCCCATCCTGGATTTCGAAAAGCATACATCTTACCGTTATCAACACTATTCAAATCTAGTGGATTATATATGGAAACTACTTGGGAAAACTTAAGAGGTATTCCATCTGCCCCTACTGGAGCCGTGCTATCAGTATTCATCGCTGATATAGTAGTATACACCTTCCTTACTCCTATATTTCCAGATACTTTTTGAAATTCGGATAGTAACTCAAGAGTTCCATCCATTATGCCACCCACATTTTGAGGGCTAATAGATTCGCTTTCCGTTTTATTGGATAGTTCTTGAGCTTCTCTTCTTAAATCTGTTATTGTTTTCATAATAGAGTTACATTAGCAATTGTGTATGATTAATTACGCATGCAGGTAATGATGTCATAGCTGATCCATTACTTTCATATAAATACATGCTTCCGTATTCCAGTCTTATCATTACTTGTTTTACATTCCCATTTTGAAACATCATACCTGCCGATATAATTGCACTAATCATTTTGTTTTGAACTGTATAGTCACATATTTTACCGTTAGATAATGATACACCCGATGTTACTATCTTCACATTAATTTTATCCGTATTTGAATCAATTGAACTATAAGATATCCCAGCGGATGTATTACTTACGATATTATCAACTGACACTGGATAATCAATATTAGTTACTGATATGTATGCATCCCGTAATGATAAAGCGTTTTTCACATTTATATTAATTGCCCCTGAACCACCAACTCCAAGTTTAACAACTGATATTTGATAAACATTATGAGATGTACCATCTTGAAAAACAGTCTCTTCAGATGTTGTTGTATAAACTTGATAATAAACATTATCCTGTATATTAGCCACAGTTATAGAGCTTGCTTCAACCTTATATATATTACCCATCAAGTAAATTGCACCTTCAGCACAAGTGACATTTGCACCTCCTGATGGATTTGGAGTTGTTACTACTTTAGCACCCCATAATATAACTGCATTATTGCTATTTGCAAATGTTTTTCCTATATGTGATAATATATCTTCTATGTTTTGTTGCATAAAATTTATATGTTCAAGATATAGGGGTTGACCTCCTGTGTAAGTAAGTATTTTATTCATAATTATATATATTTATAATGAAGCCTCTACCGGCTGGTTTATAATAATTAGTTAACGATCTTATATCTGATACTTTATCTGCTAGAAAAGAGGGTACATTAACACTGAAATCTCCTGAGTATTTTCCTTCTCCTTTATTTTTAAAATATCTATTGACACCTTCATCTTTAGTGTTTATATATAATGGTTCTCCACCTTTTGGATAGATGTAATTATATTTTTCAGTAATATCTGTTATATATATTTCATTGTTGATTAAGAAATTCTTGTCATTAAGTATTTTTTCGATGTATATAACTTGACCATTGATCCCAAGTTTATCATTGCAACTTATTCTATATGCTGATAACATAGTGTATATGTATATCAATGGGCTTACTAATATTTTAGCAATCTCAAAAAGCACTGTTTTACGCAAAATAGGTGGTAAAACCTGCTTAACATATTTAATGATATCGAAACTATACCACATATTGTATTGAATTTTCCAAGCCTGTCGAAATCAAACATCCGGCAAAGGCTTGATAGTTATTACCCGTAATTACCTTATAACTGGTCTCAGCTGCTTTCTTTGCTGTACATTCACCAATCTCTACATCTATCACACCGGATACGGATTGTATGGCATCTACTAACTTTGTCTTATTGAATACTCCTCCGTATACTATATTAGACAGATAACTGTTTATAGCATCAACTACAGGTTTACTTCCATTAGATATTAAACTCCCGTCCGACTTATACATGAGTGTGTCAAGTGTAACGATTGCATTAATTCTAATAATATCAGCCGGTAATGACTGTATGCGCAATATTACACCTGCTATTTTGATATCTTGCATGTAGGATGCGAATGCTTGTAACTCATCAGATGTTAGTGGAACCGGCTTACCCGCGTTATCACTTGATACCAGGATAGAAATACTACCTCCTAGATCTTTGACAGCAGCATATTTTACTACCATTGCTTTTTCATCTATGACTGAGTATTCATACTTCCCTTTATCCGTATTATATATCAATTGATATCCATACTGAAAAGCCAATGATTGAGTATGATACCATCGTGTAGTAGGTACAATATTTGCATCTATTCTTGCATCAACATCGATTCGTAAATCATCAAATAGCAATTCAATGATATGAGCTGCTGCTGCAAACAAATAAATCAATAGATTTTCAATTGATACTGAAGAAAAGAAATCTTCAAAACTCACATCTCCTTCAATCTCATAGAGTGATCGCAATGTTGAATTTGACATAAAATCATCTGTCATTGCTTTCTTAATATCTTTAGTGCTTCTTGCCATATTACTATTACATAAATTGTTGACTAAATTGCTTAGTAAATATTTTGAGTCTCAATTCTCCATTATCAGTACCCGTTGCCGGACGTATATTATTTCTGCAATATTCAGCAAGCTCTTTGTTGTATACTGCTTCAGGAGCAATAATTTCCGATCCCGGCATCAGATCGGAGGTAATGCTTATGTTATTTGATTTAGCGAGCATATAAACGGCCGAAAGATCTCCGTAAATCTGAACTGCTATATCTGATAATGTTTGGTTAGGCTGTATGATTACTGTCATTTTTAAATGTTTTTTAAATGGTTTTTAAAGTTAATCCTATTGACTCGTTGATACTGTCATAGTCAACTCTAGCTCTAATAAGGTTAACTCTAATTCTTTTTTGTACGGCAGACTTATTAACTCGACTTCTTATCAGCTGATATAAATTAGGTCCAAGTACCGGATCTTCCTTTAGCTCGCCTTGATTAAGAGATAGCACAATAGCAGCATTCTGTATTTCAGTGTTTGATAGTACAAAACCCGTCATTTTTCCATCCTGGTTGCGATGTGGGGTAATTGTGATATCCCCTGTATCATTGAGTGTAATTCCTTTCATTGCTTTATCTTTTTGTTCTCTATATCATCAACTTGGGTTATCTGCAATATGTTAGTATAAAAAGGAAATAATAGAGTCTTGAGAGATGTACCACTATCATTCAATACTGGTACCCACGTTTTGAATACATTCTTTAGACTATTGATATCTTTTTCGATCTTATTTATACGTTCTGTCAACTCTTTTACTTTAACCAATCCGCCCAGCGATCCACTATTAATGATAATGTCAGTATGAGCATTTATCTCAATGCGATCTACCTCATCAGCAGAAAGCAAGTAAGCATCTGTTTTGTTCTCTGTTATTCCGATCAGGATCATGCTTCCTAGTCGTGGTATTAAGATCATAGTCCCAAGGCCCAGTGATACATCATAATACTCCAAGTCATCATCACATATACAATCAACTGTTCGATCTTCATCATTAACAGATATGACTTTAGCATATCTGATTATTGCCAGGTCTTCACCCTTTGCAAATCCCTGGAATACATTTCTTAGTTGTTCGTCATCAGTCATTAGCCTTACCTCCCAGTTCTATTTTTTGTCGATATGTAGCGTTATCACTAAATTCCTTTGTAACTTTTTCAATGAAGTATTTGCCATTCATTTCAGGAGTGATTTCGCTCGTTAAATCGATAACCATTCCATGTGATACGCGTGGTATTCCAAATAGCTCTATGCCACCTTTGTACTTTTGCTTTTTAAGAGATTTATAAAATCTATTTGCAAAGTCCTGTAGCAACTTAAAAGTTATCTTCATGTCTTTATCATTGTATCTGATCCGTACCGTTTCAGCACCTTCAACACCCGCTTTAGCCTCTAGTTTCTTTCCACGACCAAGCGATGCAATGGCTTGAACTTCATACTCACCTGTTGTTTCATTTAAGTCCTGTGACACAGCATTTCTCTCAAGTTCAATACGTATTTCATCTTGCTGTATATTGTCAGTGTATACATCACCACAATATAAAGTCTTGCCAACAAAGTATGTATACAGTCCCATTTTTCGTAGATCATCAAATACTTCAGTTACACGTTTCTTGGAGTATCTTACACTGCCTAGTTCTGTATCACCAAAAGAAGATACTATTTTATATCCTGGAGCAATATCAGATAGTAATGTATGCAGCTTTACGGACCTTCTTGAGTAATTGATTGTTTTGCGTTTTAAGACGTACATCTCATCTTCACATTTGATCTCAAGTGGTATACCACGTGATACCGATAAAATGTAACCTTCAAATTCTGTATACATATTACCATCATATCCAAGTTCTATCCTTACCGGATCACCGGCACGCAAAATATCTTTGAGTTCCTCACCTTGAAACTTACGGATCCTTCGAGGTAATATGATGTTAGCTGTATCTGTCAGCATCTTCCAAGAGGATTCTATCGAAACAGATGACACCAGACTAATTGATACTTCTTTACGTACCTTTGTATCTGGAAACACTATTTTTGCACACATCATATAACTCATAGTTGTAGCTCTTTAGGTGTATCACTGCATGCACGTATTGTAAATGGGATTATTGAGCTGTTTCCCTGGATGGGGTTAAAACTCAATTCCTCAATCACAATCGAATAAATCTCCTTATCATTAAAAATTGATCCCGTTACTCCAATAGCATCCATCACTTTTCCATACGTTATAAGTGCAGACATTTGCTCTTCAGGTGTTTTGTATCCGGATCGTGATTTGTCATTTATGCAAAATCCACGTATCTGTATGTTCCAATCATCATTACCATAGATCTCTTTAACGGTTCCCCTGGTACCAAGAACCTTTGTCTTACTCACGTTTTTAGCTTGAGTAAAATCTACAATAGTAGCATACGGCATCCTGAAAGATGATATATTAATAGTAGTTCGGTTCCCATTTACATCGTACGTAGCATAGTCTTTACGCCCATCAAGTTCAAAAGAACCGATAACAGGTGTTCCCATCCAACTATTATATTCAGATTTAGTTGGTTCTGTGAAAGCTAACCCTGAATATTTGCCCGGATCGTAATCATTAAGCTTACGACCCCATGGCAAATATATCGGAGAACTAATACCAAAAACCTCCGTAAATAATGCACCTATATTTAATGCTGTATTATCCATGTGTATCTAATTATATAGCCGGTACCACATCAGTAATGATGGCAAGGAGCTCTTGCTTTACCTTATCAGTTATTTTCTTGATATCTCCATTAGAAGATACATTGAAAGTATTACTCATATTTACAGTCATTGTTATATTCTTCGTTGTTGGTGATGATCCGGATCGTGATGAAGAACCTGATTCGGATGAATAACTACTATTCTTTTTCAGAAATTGTGTGTCTTGATTAAGTGCAGGAATAACGACTTCAGATTTCTTATTAGAAGAATCTAAACTTTGTGTTTTATGCGATTCTTTCCAATTATCCATTCCGGAATTCCATCCTTCATTAAATGCACCTGCAACCTTTTTCCCTCCTTCAGTAGCTTGCGTTGAAAGTTTATCCCATACATCTGAAAAATTAAAATCTGAATCAAACCAATTTGCCGGGTTAATAACTTCACCAATTGCCTTTACGATGTTAAATATAAACTTATAGTACTCTGTAAATATCACTTTTATAAAGTTCCATAATCCATAAAAGAA